CACAGATCATCCTCAACGGTACCAAGAGCACGCAAGATGCACCCAAGGTTTGTATACGGTCTCCACTCCTTCCCGTTGTGAAAAGGTGACCGTTTCAGGAATTGAACGTGATGAAAATTGAACACTCCCTCATCATGGCAACTATCTATAGTTACTGCGTGTCCAACCATCCTAGCTCCCTTAACTGCGCAAGCTTCAATTACCTCATCGGTTAAGATTTGGTAACCAGCTTCGCTACACAGCAAACGGAAGAATGACAATACGATTAATGTTGATCCCAAATGATTCAATAATGTGGTTAACACACTACCTGAACCCTCGAATGGACCTGCAAACTGTGCGACCAAAAAACTCTCAACATCCTCGGGGCTAACAATTGTTAATGGCAACATACATTGCCGTATCAAATTAGCTCCTCTGATCTCGTGAAAATTGGACATGCAACCATATGCAGCCAAAAACCCAGGTAAATCCTGGGAGGAATCATTAGAAGAAATATCTAAATTAAAACAAAAACTTTTCCCTGCCATTCGTCCAGCTATAACCATGTCATCAGAATAAATTGCTGCATACATATAATCATCAGTCGACATGGCCTTATCCAAATCATCAAATATCTCATTTAATGAAGTTGGTTTAGGTTTTGCCATGATGTTTAATAATAATGTATATTTGCCATGAGTGAATATGTGCTTACCATCTATACCTACTTTACAAAATTCAGGTAATTCATTGGCATACACACAACCTTCATCATATGAAACAAAACACCTGGGTGCCTTGCCATATTTGGCCAATTCACGCTTGATATTCACGTTCAATCGCCTTACTAATAAATCGTCCTGATCAGAGAGTAATGAACCCTCAACATATCGTTTGCGTAACATACGCTTGACATGAGCAATCTCCGCTAGCTGTTGCCGCGAAAATAAACAAGCAAAATGAGTTAACATTTGCTTATAAATTTGGTAATACGCCCAATGTCCGGATGTGTTGAGGGCATCCACAAACCTATCAATCTTGGTTCGTGTGCATTCCTTATAAATCTGGGCATAACCCTTAGCTATAAATTCTCGTACTTGAAAATCAACTGACTCCAAGTGTTCACCGTTGAACACTGCAGTTATATAATCCTTAACAGGCTTTTCATACCTTCGCCGAGCTGTCAACTCATTGAACATACGTTTGCCAATTTGCTTGCTACCAAACAAACCAGAATTAATTTCCATTGCTATGTGCGCTCCCAATTTGGCAGCCTCTTCACGCTGTGCTTTCTCATCCTTCTTAGCTCCAAATAATCTCTTAAGACCATGGGTTAAGTTATTGGCTGAATTGGAATACTCTGAAAAATCAGGCATATTAATTCCACCAAGCTTAAAATAAGCTGTACGATGGCGAGGTTTTGTTTTCCGCGTGTTGAAATGCATGTACGGGTTATTACGGGGGTTCTCCCTATAAGTGTGAAAATCCACTCTCACTCTATCATCTGGCTCGTTGTTCCCATTTACAACGCCAGCACTAAACTCAACATTACGACATTTCAATATTTCGAAATCATCGCGACACGCCCAATCCAGTGGCAAAGTACATTCCTCATCAGGAATTTGCCAGGGCATGTAATGGTCCACCAATTCTGAGGATAAATCCCTAAAATCAGTGTATCCATCACTGCCTTTCCACAAAGCATTGCCATTATTTTGGATTACGACTTGGGCCTCTTTGTTATTAACTTGAGCATAATATCGTTTCGTCATTAATGCCAAATAGTACTGCTGAGTCTCTTGTAAGACTCTATAATTAGCTGTGCCATCAACTGAATTAGCCACTATTGCATTTAATAATGATTCAGTCATCTGGACGCCTCTAAATTGCTTTACATATTTAGAAAAAACTGGTTGATAAACTAAGTATGATCGTGGCTCAATAGTTATAGCTACATCTTTACCATCTCTGTATCTATAACCATCCACCGAAATCACCGTTGTCGCTGGTTGCATGTACACATGGTTAATATTTTTGGATGGGTTTGAATTAACAATACACCAGCCAACACCATGAGACTCACAATCATATTCACCTTGATTATCAAACCGATACTTAGATCCCCGCTCAAATACAGCATTCGATTTTAGAACATCCATTAATTCCCGCCCAGTCACATAAGTGGGGCCTATCGGCAAATTAAATAAGTAGTCGCTAAATCCTAAATGAACATCTTCAATATTAACATTGTCTCTAGGAGCAATTATGATAATAGTTTGTTCTTCAGGTACCGTGTGCGTTGTAATAATAGACCCTGTGGCTAGTGTAGTCTCGCTAGTGACAGAAGGATCATTTACGGCCTTTTTATCGCCCTTTTTATCCTTTTGATCAACTCTACGACTAGCATTCTGTGAGTTAGTGGTCGATTTCTTCCCAGTGTCCTGAGTGTTGGGACTCCGTGGTTTTTTAGAACCATTGCGCTCCTGGGGACCGGGCGTCTTCTTCTGCTTTTTAACACCAGAGCAGGGACTAACTGGTTTGGGTGAGGTTGATGTAGCATGTACAACCTCTTCTGGGGACCCTCTTCCCCCTTCCACCACAACCCCCTCTTCACCGGTGGCTAGCCGTTTCAAAGGGGGAAAGTCAGTGGGTAAAATGTGCTGGGCCGCAGCTTCGCCTCTCGCGGGAGGACATACATCAGGTAGGCTCATATGAGCGTTATCATTGGTTACCTGCCCGGCTTTCGCCTCAAGGTGGGCCCTTGTATCCATATGACACGTGTCAATTGATGCGCTAATATCCTGAAGCTCCGCGGTCGAAACGATGTTTGTAATTAGACTTGCCATGGTACCGAAACTTACGGAATAGATGGGCTACCATCATAACTGTTGCTTCAGTCAAAAATTTATGTGTTTTGTAATAATTTAGCCTAATTGTGGCCTGTCAGTTTATGCACTTCCAGCTTCACTCTTAACAAACTGTTGCTCTACAGTGTTTCCAAGCTCACTACGAACGTGCTCTCATTAATGTGGTGTTCATGTCTCACCACTTAACCTGTTGACGACTGCACTATTGAACCTGGATGTCAAACCAAATCCTCATTAGTCACTACGAATGCCTTATCGCCTGTGACTCTTCTCAATTTATAGTCGAGAGGTTGACTATTTAATCCTAGGGTAATGGAGGAGCTTCATTGTTATAGCCACATGCGCAGACACACCTGCACAAAAAGTGCCATGCAGCTAAACAATGATCAACCAAAGAAAGTTACGCTAAGGCGGCGGCTAAAACCGCCTTTCCAAGAGGTGACTTTGAAGCTTTAGCGACCGTACCAACAACTTTGGAAAACGATTCACCTGAAGCGCCAGCCTTCATGTGCGCAGTGCTGATAGTGTTCATAATCTCATGGTGCAATTCAGGAGCAGAATGAGAATCAGTGTAAAATGGAGCCACTGAAGAACCCCTAACTTCCCAATTCTCTATCAATTCAATTTCAAATTGCACTGCACTACTAGCATTATTCAAGTAATAAAAGAATGCACCGGGCTCTGACATACGCTTAACCGAACTTGCTTGCCCAACTACGGACACATCTACGTCTTCATCCTGATCAGCGCCAGTTCCAGCCTGAGACCATTCATCATTTCCGATGAAATTAAAAGTGTACACAGCACGATCATAAATGGACTTCATCTGGGTTTGATGATTGGAATTAATATTACCGATAATACCATTGTAAGTAGTGGCATTAAACCCAGTCATATCAACCTCACCGTGTGGGGTGGCCAACAGTTTAAAAGTACCATTTGCATTCAATGCAGTGCCAGTGTAGCGAACACGCAAACCATATGACACCAACCTGGCGGTTCTACCGTTACCAGATGCCCAAGGGCGAACGGGGAACAAATCAGTAGTGGTTATACCAGCAGGGGACACTAATGACCCAGCAGTGGGGTCATTAAACATCCTAACTAGAGAAGCTTCTATAGTAGCAGTAGCACCCGCATACACTATACCAGAGGGGTAATTAGAGGAATCATTCCAGCAATAAGGGGATATCAATCCCAACATAGACCCGGAAGCCGCTACAGACACTGAAGTACGAGACCTCACGGTATACTTCTGAGATGGCATAGCATCAATTAAATGCTGAGCTACACCAGGTGACGTCACAAAAGGGTTGACCAAAGCCGTAATCTGAGGGTGCAATGGGTGCCGTCCTCCTGTGGCTACACGCGAAGTTTTAGCAACCTTCCTTCTAGCCTTTTTTGGCATACTCGCCAATGCTTTTAAGCTGGAAAACTTCTTCTGCAACTCAGCAATCTGCTTGCTCTGTTTCTTGTTAATATTCTTGTTAACCTCATTTATCTTAATCCCAAACCAGGGTCACGGTATGGGAGATGGAGAAAGGCCACTACTCACTCGGCTCATCTTTTGTAACGCGCTCCGTCCACTAAAGTCCCCGCGGTATATATGTTTGACACCGCAGCATCAGGCCTATATACGGTCTTTCGACACCAAACTAGAAGTTTTCGTCACCAAGCGAGTAGGGGTTGGGCGTAACTACCTTCTTCTAGGTAGTATGCCAACCGAGAAACTCAGACGCCGGACTTGCCTAGGATATTTATTTTGTCCACCATTAAGTGACAAGGCTAAACGAGCCAGTGTATGCAAAGCGGGACACCCTGTGTAATATATTGAGCATATAAAAAACACGAACCCAAAACACACCCAAATCTCATAATGGATGTGGA